TTATGTATTTTTTTATTTTTTTCTTGACTTTGTAATTATAATTATAATATTTAATACAAAAAAAAAAGGAATAAATAAAAATGGCTAATAAAAAAATATCTTCTGAATTAAAAAGAATCCCTTTGCAAATTACTATCCAAAAAAATATAATAGAAGAATTAAAATTTTTTGCAAAAGAAAAAGATAAAGCGGTGTCTAGAATCGTAGAAAATGCGATTATCAAAGAATTAAACATAAATCAAATAAATAAAGAATTATGAATATAAATAAAATTACATACGTTTTACATGATTTAGTATCGTCTTTTTATGAAAATAATAATTTACAAATTATAAAAATTTTTAAAAATAAAAATGATTATTTTCTTATGTATTTTATTTTAAAAGAAATGGTTTCTTTTAATCCAGAACAATTAAAAGGATCTCATGAAAATTTAATAATTGAAGTTGTAAAACAAAATATTGAAAAATTAATTATTGATAAAGATTCCAATAATTTAAATTTTGAAATAAATTATAATTTTTCTTCTTCAATCAGTCATAAAATAAAAATTATAATGATAAAATTAAATCATGAAAATGACATAATTTTATTTGATAAAGAGGAAGAAATATATGTTAAAAATAAAAAAAATAAATTAGAAAAAGAAAAAAAAGAATTACAGGATTTAATATGGAAACAAAAAATATATACTATAATTTGTTCTAATAATAAAGGTATAGAATTAAGTAAAATAATAAATAAAACTAGAGGGATAAAAAATCCTGAAACAAGAAAAAAATACCTAAGAGCTTTAATTAACGAAAACAAAATAGATGTCTTTCTTGATAATTCAAATAAAAAACCTAAAAATATATATAAAGTAAAATAAAATGAATAATTTTTTAAATATAAATATACCAGGAAAACCTATCGGAAAACAAAGAGCTAGAAAAGGTAAATATGGAACCTGGTATAATCCACAAAGTGATCTTGTCGCAATAACAAAAAATATAATAAAAAATCAATTACCAGAAAATTTTAAATATATTTCTAAAAATGTTCCAGTAATTATAAATATTTGTTTTTATTTTAAACCAACAAAATCACAAAAAAAAATACAAAACTTTGATCCGTATTTAAAAAAATGTGATGTCGATAATTTGTCTAAGTTTTATTTAGATTGCATGTCTAAACTTGTTTTTTATGATGACAACCAAGTTTTTTCTCAAAAATTACTAAAACAATATTATTTGCCAAAAGAATATACTTTGATTGAAATAATATGGTAAAATGAATAGATATAAAATAAAATATAAGCATGAAGTAAATAATAAAATAATAGAAATAAGAGTATATGCTTCAGAGATAAAAGAGGCTCTAAAGTTATGTCAAAAATTTTACAAATGTAAAGAAGTCTTAAAAATACAAAAGGAAAAAAAATGATAAAAAAAATAGAAAAAATTTTTTTAAAAAAAAAGATAAAAAGACAAAATCTAGAAATTTTATTATTAAAAGAAAATAATAAAGTTATAATAAATGTAATAATAGAGCTAGTTAGCCTCATTATGAAAAACAAAATAAAAATTCCTGAAAATTTATTAAGAAAAATAAAAAGATGTTTGTAAAAAATTAAAAAGAATAAAAAGGTATAAAAAAATATTGGAAAGAATTTTATAATGAAATAGCAAGGTATAGATATACTTTATTTGTAGAAGATTTATTTATAACATGAAAACAAGTAAATAAAAACAGGTAATTCAGTTGGAAGCGCAAGATGAGGTTCAATAACAACTAGCAAACAAGTAGAACGACTCATAATTTTAATAATCAGGTAATAAAATGAAAAATAAAAAAATAAAAAAAATGAAAACTACCAGGCTTCAAAAAGAAATAGAAGTTAAAGATCTTATAATAAAACAATTACTTTTTGCTGTTACAGAAAATAAAATAAAAATTCCTGAAAAGTTATTAAAAAACATTAATTTTTTATATGCTGGAAATTCTACTAAAATATAAAATAAAAAAAAATGGATAAATTTAATGTCGGGTAAAACAAAAACAAAAACAAAAACAAAAAAAATAAATTCTTTATCTAAAAATTATAAGAGTTTTGTATTGGAATATATTAGAAATGGACGTAATGGTGTCAAGGCTTACATGAAAGTCTATCCGAGAAGCTCATACAATGCTGCTGGGGTAAGCGCTTTCGATCTCCTAAAAAAACCTAAAATCAAAGAAGCCCTTGAGGAATATTATCAAGAGTTGTGGGAAAACAAAGAGAAAGAAATTGGGAAAACTTTTGATAATCTTTTAAAAATCGCTAACGCTGATATTAATAATGTTATAGATTATAAAGATGGTGAGATGAAAATTAGAAATTTTGATGAAATTGATTCATCTATTATTCAACAAATAAATCAAACTATAACAAATACAAAAGAAGGACAAAAAATAAATGAATCCATAAAATTGTTTGACAAAACAAAAGCTATATCAGAATTATTAAAAGTTCTGGAAATGGTTAAAGACAAAATGGAAAATCCAATAACTATTGAAATTATTCCTCCAGAGTGGCCAGATGAAAAAAGATAAAAAAAATGAATATTGTGGAAATTGTGAATGGTTAAGTATTACTGAAGAAGAACAAAATAAACAAAAAATTAAAAATTCACATTTTTGTAAAAAATATAAAAGAAGGGTATATCATTTGGAACACCACCCTAATATAATAAAATTTTATAAATGTAAATTAAACAAATAATTGAACAAATTTAATACTCGTTCAATGAAGCGAAATAAAAATGAATGAAATATTTAACATTACAGTAGAAAAAATTTGTTTTTGCGGTATAGGAATTATAAGTGTAAGAAACCTTTTTATAATTTATTATTTTATAAAATATAAAAAATTCTTAGATTCTTCAAAAGAAATAATTGTTAAAGGAATAATAGATTTAATTCTTTTTATTGTTTTGATTTATTTTTTAAATATACTAAAACTTAAAATATAAAAAAAATATTAAAAGGAAGATCAAAAATGCCTAAAGAAATTAATTTAAAAATGATAAGAGATGTCACGCCTGAAGAAGCTATTGAAGTATTAAGAGGTGAATGTGATATAAATATTATATTGCCAAATGATGAAGAATTAAAATTACAGGACTTGAAAGCATATCAAAAAATTGTACAAAATATACTTGATGATATCCCTAGAAATAATATTATTGATTATAAAAAAGATACACCTATTGCAAAAGAAATTGAAAATGAATTTGCAGAAAAAATTATCAATATGAGATATGCTATTAAAATAATTAATTATTGTTTACGTAATGGAATTTACGATTATATGTAAAAAAGATAAGAGATTTTGATTTAAATGAAAGTAGACTTTTCAAAATTCCCCTTGCTAGTAAATAAAGTTTTCTGGAGTTTTTTTAAAGATAAAAGTAGAATAAGAATTTCTTATGGAGGCTCTGGTTCTGGAAAATCTTATGCATATTTTCAGGAAATAATTTGTAAAATTTTGACTGAACCAGGTCATAATTATTTAATTTGTAGAAAAGTCGCTGCAACAAATAAAACATCTACGTACGCACTTTTGATTCAACTGATAAACGAAATGAAACTTTCAAGTTTATTTAAAATAAATAAATCCGATATGTCTATAACTGTGAAAAGTACAGGATATATGGTTGTTTTTAAAGGGCTTGATGATATAGAAAAAATTAAATCTTTTACATTTCCAAATGGAATTTTGACTGATATTGGAATAGAAGAGGCTAGCGAAATAACGCAAAAAGATTTCGATCAATTAAATGTAAGATTAAGAGGGAAAAGGTCTGGAAAACAAAAAGAAATTCCTTTTCAAGTAACAATGTTGCTTAATCCAATTATTGACACTCACTGGATCAAAAAGGAATTTATTGACAAAAAATCTTATCAAAAAGATAAAAAAAGGGATAATGGTGAAATAATAAAGGGAACCTCTGTTTTTATTCTTAAAACTACTTATCTGGATAATGATAAAATAGATGAAGACTATAAGGCTACTCTGGAAGGATATAAAGATGTAGATTATGAATTTTATAGAGTTTATTGTTTAGGTGAATGGGGAAGTTTTGGAAATTTAATTTTTAATAATTGGGTATTCGCTCCATGCCCATACAAAGAAGATGATTTTGATATTATCTATAATGGACAGGATTTTGGATTTAATCATCCTCAAGTTATTTCAAAAATCGGATTCAAAGATGGTGTAATGTATTCTTATAATGAATTGACGGCTTTTGAGAAAACAAATGAAGAGATTATAAAATTAAATAAAGAATACGATATATTGCATGAAAAAGAAGCTGTAACATGTGATAGCGCCGAGCCATCTAAAATTAAGGAATGGGTGCAGCATGGTTATGGAGCTGTTCCAGCGATAAAGGGCAAGGATTCCGTAACTAGAGGTATAGATTTTCTAAAGTCTCAAAAATGGATAATAGATTCTGACAAATGTCCTAGATTGGCACAGGAAGTACAACAGTATCATTGGAAAGAAGACAAAGATGGAAACCTTGATGATAAAAAACCAGTTGAATTAATGGATGATGCGATAAAAGCCCATATGTACGCACTAGAATCTTTATCTCGGATGAAAGGAAAACCATCTGTATTATCAGGCTCAAAATCAGATCAAAAGAAAGATTTGATATCAAAAAAGAAAGAAGAAAGAAGAGAAAGAAGAAATATTATAAAACAACAAAAAAAGAATTTAAGAAAATTAAAAAAAACAGGAAAAACAGGACGGAAAAGATGAATATACAAATAGATTTATATGATAGTGAATTTATACAAATACATGATAGTCTTGATAGTGATAGCATAGTTTATGACGAAAGTAATTGAAGAAAAAATAGATGAATAAAAAATTATATAAGTACAATAAAAAAAACTTGTCTTTTTATTGTACTTATATAATTATAGTATTATGATGAAGAATGAAAAATTTAAATTAAATTATTTTCCATGGGAAAAAAACGAAAAACCTTTATTTGTTAATGATGGTTTTGAATGGTTTATTTATAAAAAGGCAACAAGACAGGCGGAAGAATTACAAAATATTGTTGTTTACTATGTAAAAAAAAATAAAAATGTAGACATAGTCATTATTGATATTTATAATCAAAAAATTATTTTTTCTTCTAAGGATTCAATGAGAATTTGGGATATGATTGAAAAATTAAAAATATCTGCTAAACATAAGTTATGATAATTTAAATGGGGAAACTGTGAATATAAATTTTAAAACTTTTTCTAAATGTGATGGTTATAAAAGCCTTAAAAAGACTGTACTTGATTATATTCAAAATGAAACACTTTATTATAAAAATTCTAAGACTTCTGATGCTTTAAAAGATTATAAGAAAAAATTAAAAAAAAAAGAATTTGAAAATTTCAAATGGGTAATTGATCGAGTTCGTCACTATTCATTTGTTACAGGAATAGAACCAGAAAAAATATTAAACACATGGGAAAGAAATAGAACATTTAATTATAGAAATTATTATCATAACTATAGGTTTCCAAAAATAAATAAAAAAAGTAAAATAAAAATTGTTGAGGCTATAAAAAAAATAGAATTTAACGAAAACAAAAAAACTATAGTATTGTATTCTCAAAATTCTTTATTAAAAAATAAAAAAGATTTTTTTATTTTTGACAAAGAGACTTGTCTTTTTTATTTTATATGTAAAAAGTCTATCGATTAGGTCGTGAGCTTAGGTCGTGAGCTTCAAAGCTAAATAGACAAATCTGTAAGTCGAACACTCGAAGAGAAAAAGTAGAAAATTAGTAGAGTACCTTGACTCGAAAATTTTTGAAAAGTATTGGATTGGTAATATAATATTTGGTAAACAAGGGTAAATCCTTTTAAATATTACCTTGTGCAGACTCTGTAAAAATAATCTATATAAAAAACCTTCAGGGCTAACGTGATGACAGTTTGTTTGACATGGTTAATAGATAATTAAAAAAGAGTTTAATAACAATTATATGTTATTAAACTCAGGTTTGAGAAAAAAATGAGTAAGAAAATAAATTTAAAAAATTGCGCAAGTGGATTATCAAAAGCTTTTAAATATTATAGTTTTGAAAAACAATTTTAATGTTAATGTTTTTTTTGGTTAAGGGAAAAAGAAAAGAGGATAAAAAAATGGCAACTAAACGTTTTGAAAAAATAGGACAACATACAATTTTTTTCGATCAAATTTATTATTTAGCTTATGCTGGTGGGAAAAGAGAATTAAAACAAACAGATCAAAAAAATTGGAATAAAACACTACTTCTCCCGGATCTGGTCAAGGTAAAGGAGCAAATAAAATTAGGGCAAAGCAATAATCCAAATCTTATCCCCTTGAAAGGGATTGAGCTCTTGTCCTTCATAAAAGAATTGAAATTTGTCCCATTTTTTGATAGAGCTTTTGAAAAAACAAGGTTGTTAAAATTAACAAATATATTAATTTATAATACAATAAAAGAAAAAGCCAAAAAGTGGAATTAAAAATGATATTTGAAAAACATGTAGCAAATACGGAAAACCCACGACCAATTAGTGATCCACGACCAATTTCTAAAAAATTCAAAATAGATATAGAACTTAAGGATTTTTTTATTCTCAAAAAAATACAGGAAGATATTAAAATAATAAAAAAAAATATAGAGGACTTAAATAAAAATAACGGAGAAGATACAGTAATTATGAAAAATTTAGATAAAAATATTAAAATAATAAAAAATGATCCAGAGAACTTAAAGAAAAACAATAGAGAAGTACAAAAAAAAATAAAAAGAATAAAAGAAACTATGGGAAAAGCAGTTGCTGAAATTGTACAAAAAGGTTGGAGTGAAACATTAAAGAGTGAAACATTAAAGGACGAAAATTTGATAGATAAATATACAAAAGAGAGGAGCAGTAAAATGGAAAATTTAAACTTTAGTGATGCGTTAGAAAAATTAAAAAAAGAGAACCATCTTTGCAGAAAAAGTTGGAACGAAGATAAAGTTTTTATTTTTTTAGTAAAAAAACATGACTTGCCTCTTAAAGACAAAAACGTAACTAATTTTACTCGGGGAAAAACTTTACCTTTCATTGTTATGAATACATCAGAGGGTAAACTTGTTCCCTGGACACCAGGCCAGACAGATCTATTGGCAAATGACTGGAAAGTTTTTAAATGAAAAGAAGGGAAAAAGAATTAATGTTTCAATAAAAACAAATTTATGTTCATTGAAAAAAAAAATAAATAAGGGGAAAAAAAATGAAATTTGAAAAGGCTTTTGAGGAAGTTTTAAAAAAAACACCGGAAAATTTGGTTCCAAGAGGAGATCCTAATATTCCGAAAATTTTGGCTTTTCTCTGGTCTATGATTGCGCTTAGCGAAAAAGAACTTGACGATATAGTATATATTAGTGAAAATAATAATATTGTATCTATACCGTTGCAAAAGTCGTCATCTTCACAAAAGACAGCAACAAAAAAAGAAGAAAAAAAAGTGAAATCAGAAGATGGCGAAAAAAAGAAAAAATCAAAATCAACCAAAAAGAAACCAAAATAATTATAACCAGGCTATAAATGAGGCCTGGAACTCTGTAAAAAATCTTGATCGATCCATTGTAAAAAAAATGGATCGAAAGGTTTTTAAATCTGTACCCAAATCAATTCAATATGACTGGCTAAACAACACCTCTTTTAACAATATAATATATCCAAAAGATAAAATTCCAGATAATTTACTCCGTTTAGCCGAAAAACGTAATGGCATCGTCGGGTCAATTATAACTCTCCGGATACAACAAGCATTGGAGTTCTGCAATATTTCAAATGACAAGGACATTCCTGGGTGGGAAATAATATTAAAAGACCCTAAAAAAACTATAAATTCTACTCAAGAAAAACAAAAAAAATTTCTTGAAAATTTAATTAAAAATACTTGTAGAGATGACTATCAAGGTTATGAGCCAAAAAATGATGATTTTAAAGATTTATTAATAAAATATGTTAGAGATAGATTATTAATAGATAAAGTTGTTTGGGAAATAGAACGAGACCAAAAAGGTGAATCTGTTGCTTTGTGGGTCATCGATGGAGCAACAATTTTGCCAGTATTACCTGGGGGGTATTACGGCTCAACTTCTCAAATTGGTTACGGGGCTTATTCTGCATCTGGTTACAATCAATTATCAGAAGAAATTAGAAAAGCAAAATTAGAGCAGATCCCATCAATTGAAGAAATTGCATATGTTCAAGAATTATTTTATGGAACTTCTGGTGGTGGAATTACAGCTGCTTTCAAGGATACAGATTTAATTTATGATCTCGGGAATGAATTAAACGATATAAAATATTACAAACAGGGCCTGTCGGTTGTAGAAAAGGCGAATGTAGCTATTGTTGCATTTATAAATTCTTTAACTTTTAATTCAAATGGTCTTTCCAGAGGTGCTATTCCTAAGGTCGCCGTCGCAATGGGTAAAGATTCAAATTATACAGAAGAGCAACTTGAGGACATGCAAGATGAATGGGCAGCAAATTTTGAGTCGATGGATGGACAATGGAATATTCCGATACTAAATGGTGACGCTAAAATTTTGAACATGCTTCCTACTAATAGAGACATGGAATATCAGAAATATATGGAGTTTACTGGTGCTTTGACATGCGCTATTATGGGTGTAGATTCTGCGGAAATAGGATTACGATTGAATCAAGCTCAATCGGTATTATCTGAAAATCAAGATGCTAAACAATTATTTTCAAAAAATCGTGGCGTTCGAGAACTGCTTAATGGATTTTCTTATATTATAAATAAATTTTTAAAAATATCTGGATATGATTTTGCTAATGATTTTGTTTTTACTTTTCATGGTTTGTCCACAGAAGATAAAAGTTTTGAAGCTGACTTAAGAAAAAAAAATGTAGAAACTTTTAAAACTGTAGATGAAGTTAGAGCTGAAGTTGATCTACCTCCATTACCAGATGATTTAGGAAAAATAATTTTAAATTCTGTTTTTATACAAAATAAACAGTCTTCAGAAATGGATACTCCTGAAGAAGCTGAAGCTGAATCTGAAGACGAAGAAGACTTTGAAGGTTTTGGCGGTTTTTCTGAAGAAGAAAAAGAAGATTTAGTTGATGACGCAATGTCTGAAACTGAAATGAAAAAATCTATAATGTTAATGTGAGACTATATATTATTATTGGAGAAATATAAAAATGGCAACATTTAGAAATTTAAGATATTGTGAAATTTTGCATAATGGAACCTATTATGACGTAATGATTGGAGTTAACAGTCTGGACGAAGTTAATGATATATTGCAGGAATGGGCCTTAGCAAACACGTCTATTGGTGAAGCTTTAGATTTGCCAGAAGCATTAATAAAAAATCAGGACGCTAGAGAAATTAATATTTCTACAAAAAATATTGATGAATTTGTATATGTAAAATCTGCGGTTAGCACTTATATGGATATTTCCCGTTATGCTGGAATTTCAGGAACATTTCCGACATTACCAAAAGTGCTTGTTGGTGGTGAATATGTAATGCCAGAAACTACAGCTTTTTTATATTCAAATAATAATTTTTCTGGAAATTTTGGAGAATATACAATTGCTTCTAATAATTTTACATTAGTTTCGGATCAAGTAAATTATATTGGCATTAATTATAATTCGGGTTCTCCTGAATATGTTTTATACGCAGATCAAACACAATTTAATTATTCTAATATTATTCCAATTTGTGCAATTTTATATTTTGATTCTGAATTAAATATAATTCCTTTCGGTCAGTCTGGATATGGGCTTCCAGAAAAATTATTGGAAATTAAAAAGAAAAGAAAAGAATTTGATATAATAACTGATTTTATTTTTATAAATGATAATTTATATGTAGAATTAGGAGCTTTAACAATTGAACAGGGAACACGAAATGTTGATTGTTTATCAGTTGATACAGAATTGACGGATAATGATATGTGGCTCTGGTATAAAGACGGTTCAGGTGTCTGGCAAAAAAATGAAAATTCACAAATAAACAATACACAATATCAGGGTGATGGGACAGGGTTGCAGAATTTAGGAGCTGGTGAATTTGTAATAAATTATATATACCGTGTAATAGACGATACAAATTTATTATTGTTTAATGTTTTATCCAGTAATTTTTCTACATTAACAGGAGCAAAAGAATCCGACATGATTACGGATCTACCTGATATAATAAAAAACAGTGGTGTTCTAGTTGGCCGTATGATTGTTGAACAGTCTTCAACCTCTCCAACTGTTCAAAAGATTCAGAGAATAAACCCCTTTGCGACGGTGAATTAAAAATGGCTAGCACTGTACAAATACTAACAAAAGATGCCTGGACTCTTGTGTTGCAAAATGTAACAGACAAGGGTCAGGTTTTTATATTAGATTTGGAGGATGAACCAACAAGTTATTTGGTAGCAGTTGTTCCCACGGGTGATCCTGCTCCTGATATAGGTTTTGAAGGTGGTATAAAATTCAGCGAAAGTTTCTCACCAGCTAACGTAGAGGCAAGTGATTATTACGTAAAACCTTTAAATTATAATGGCAAAGTGGTGATTTTAACGTGAGCATAAATAAATATCTTAAAAGCGGATGTACGGGCAACATAAGAATTGGCAATAATGTAACGATGACGTCTTCTGGGGGAGGTACTGGATGGGTTGGCGAAGTTACAGTTTTTGCAGATTTACCAGATGTCTCTACAAATTTGGGGAACATCTATTTAGTTAGAACCTCTACAGGGTTTTTATGGAATAGGAGAAAAGGTTTTTATCGGTCTAATGGCACATCTTGGAATAGATTATCAAACGCAACTTTTGAAGTTTTAGACAACGAAGCAAATTTTTCTGATAATGTAGATAATACAAAAAAAATGAATATAGAATTGTCAGCAATTTCGACTGGAACAAACAGGACAATAATAATGCCAGACAATGACGCTGAAATTGGTTTAATTAAAAAAATAAATTCAGATATTCAGCCTGTAAATCCTAATGATAATTATGATTTTTTAAATGGTGGCTTGAAGGATGTTAATGTTACGAACGCTATAACATTAGGGGATTCAATCAATATATCCGTTGATTCAGATTTTAATAATTCGTCCTTGATTGGTGTAATTAATGAAAACAAAAAAACTTTTGAAGATATGATTGAGCCTACTGGATTTATTAATCGAATAGATTCAACAATTTCCTGGTCAGATAGTTCTCCTGATAGAACATTTACTATTTCTCCAGTTACAACCAGTTTTTCTTTTTATCAAAATAGTAAAAAATATACTAAAACAGGTTCTGATTCAATTCAACTTACAAATACGGTTGGCGTCTGGGTTATTTATTATGATTCAGGTGTATTAAATGCTATAAATCAACCAACAAATATTCAAATAGAAGATATTTATCTTAATAAAGTTTTAGTCGCTTATGTTTATTGGAATACAATTTTAAGTAATGGAAGACTTTTTGAAGAACGTCATGGTTGTCGTATGGACGGATCTACTCATTTTTATTTGCATAATCATAATAATTTGGCTTATATAAGTGGTTTGGCCTTGGATAATTTTACTCCTGATAGTAGTGGTGATATTGATTCCCATGCGCAATTTTCAGTAGATGCTGGATTAGTTTTTGACGAAGATATTTCCTTGTCAATTTCTGAAGTAGGAACAACAATTGGCCTGGAAATTTGGTATAAATCTGGCTCTATCTGGACATGGACAACGAATCCAGGTTTTTCTATATTAACAACTGGAACTGGAAGAGCAGCTTATAATTTAAATGGAACTCAAGTAGAAGTTCCCAGCACTAATTTTGTTTTATGCCATGTCTTTGTTTGGAATGATGTTGGAGCTAATAAGGTAATTGCAGTTCAGGGACAGGATCAATACACGACACTAGCTAATGCTCGACTTGGAGCTGATAATGAAATAACAACTCTTGATATAGTAGAATTATTAAAACCTGAAATGCGTCCTCTCGGCACTGTTATTTTTCAAACAGCTAATGGTTATACAAATGCTGTAAAATCAAGAGTAAGATCATATGATGGTACAGTTTATGCTGATTTTAGATTAAATCCAATTGGGAAATGGTTTATTTAATTAATGAAAATTTTTATTAATTAAAATCAAAATATATTTTTTTATAAAAAAACTCTTCAATAAAAAAGATGAAAGAAAAAGAATTAAAACAATTACAAGAAAAAGAACAATATGATGTAAAATATATCGCAGAATTGCGAGAGTATTGGAATATTTATTTTTACGCCTTGATAAACGAAATTTTTACTGGAATTGCTATTAATTTAGGAATGACTACCAAAGAAGCGTATAGACTCGCAAAATCAAAACCATCTGATTTAAAAAAAGCTAATTTTTTTAAATCTATATTTAATAAATTTAAAAAAATTTTCAAATATAAAATCCCTAAATTTAGATATAAGGAAAAATTATATGACAAACAAAAACCAATAAAAGAGAAACAATGGAAAAAATTTAATAAATATTTGGATAATTATTGGTCAAATTATGCTAAAAAAGCTTCTGAAGATATCACAATAAAAGCTCATGAATTAGGAAAGCAAACGACAGAATTTAGAAAAAAGAAAAAACCATATAAAAATAAATCTTTATATCAAGTAAATTTTGAACAATATGAAAATGAAATGCCCTCTAGCCTGATAGAAGCATATAAGAAATACGATTTTTCTAATGCAGAAAAAAACATTTTAAATAAACAATTTTCTTCTATCGCTATGTATGTTACAGAAACTGGAACAAAAATTCAAGAGGCGATTCGTCAACAGATTCAAACTGGAATTGAAAATAATAAAAGCCCAATTGAAATTGCTTCTGATTTATATTGGAATGTAGAAAAAAATGAAAACTTGGTAAATAAATATACATCTGAAACTCTCCGAAAAGATTGGAATAGAATTTCAAGTACAGAAATAGCCACTATTTATGAATCTGGTATTCTGGCTCCGTACGAAGCTCAATCGATGAAATCATTAAAAGATCCTTCATTTGCTCAATATTTTATTTTTACAGGTGGTTCGTGTCCCTGGTGTCAGGCTCATCAGGGTAGTCTTGTTAGATTGGTCCCTGTAGATATTGTAACAAATACCACAAATGATAGTTTATCATCAATGGGTATCAAAGATCCAAATACTGATATAGCTATCTGGATAGGAAAAAATAATATTGGATATAAAGAAACAAAAAATATTCATGAATGGAGAATCTGCACTCCAGCACATCCTTATAATGTTGCAACCTTGCAGCCTATTGATTTAAAAAATGAATGGTATAATCCTAAAACTGGAGATGTTGAAAAGAGACAAAAAAAACAAAAATTTGTTCCTAAGCAAATAGATTATACGCAAAAAACTAAAGAGGAAAAGGAATGGCGCAAACCAACTTTTATTGGAGAAAATCTTGTAAGATTTAACAATAATATTTATGAAGGCGTTGACCAGGAAGATTATAATAAAAAATTAGAAGAACATAGGAAAAATCCACAATTGCCAATTCCTGTAAATAAAAATAGTCCAGCTTATAAGAGAATTTTCATTGTGGAAAAAAATAAAAAATAAATTCTATATTTTTAATATATTTTTTTTATTTCTATTAAATATTTAATTTTTGTTTTCCAGTTTTTTCTTTTATATTGGAAAATAAAATTATTATTTTCTAAAAGACTTCCGACTAAAGTTAAAGGTTTTTTTTCATTACATCCTATCATTTTTTTTAATTTTTCTGTTGCTATTGCTGTGATAGCAACAGATTCTTTTTTTCTTCCGAGTTCAATCAATTCATCAAAACTTATTTCTTTTATTTTTTTTATCATTTTTTTTACCTATTTTTTTATTTATTTTGTATTTCTAAATCTCTTTCATTTTTGAAAGGGATTTAGAATGTTTTTTAATAATTTCAATAATTCTTTTATTGAAATTATCTCTTTCTTCTTCTATGTCTAAAACGTCTGAATCCTTTTCAGATTCAAAAGAAAAAGTTTTTCTGACAGATGTTTCCATTTGAACAAAGATTTTTTCACTATATATTTTCTTTTTATCTATATAATAAAACCTTCCTTGTATAGGTTTTATTAATAAATCTTTCATTGCTTCTCCTGCTTCTTCTGTAAAGTAGAAAAAGGGATATTCATCATATCGACCAAGTTCCCATGATAGCTCTCTCTTAGCTATCATGGTTATGTCATCAGGGATATCAGGAATCAGTATGTTTTTTCTAAGAAAAATTAGGTAATTTGAGGTCTCTGTGAAATAAAGTAATGGCTCCTCATTTAAACTTTTTTTATTGAACATTATACTGCTTAGTTTGTTCTTAGGAAAGACTATCCAGCCTCCCCATTCCTCATATTCTTTATTTGTTTTATTTGTTTTATTTTTCATATTTCCGTCCTTTTCTTTTTTTTATTTTTGTCAATCAAAAATCAACTCTTCATTCTCTTCAAAATAAATACGTCCTCTAATTGTTTCTAAGTTTTCAAGATTTTTAATCATGCTATTTTTAAAAAAAGCATCTCCCCCAATTGATTTCAATTTTCCTAAATTTTTAATATTGCTATTTGTAAAAAAAGCGCTTTCCCCAATTGATTTCAATTTTCTTAAATTTTTAATATTGCTATATCTAAAATCAGCGCTTCCCCCGATATATTCTAATTGACCAAGATTTGCGACTATGCTATTTGCGAAAAAAGCGCTTCCCCCGACATATTTTAATTTTCCGAGATCTATGACTTTGCTCTCTCCAAAAGCAGCATCTCTGCCAACATATTCTAATTGGCTTAGATTTGCGATTTCACTATTTGTGAAATAAGCGTCACCTCTGATTCCTTTTATTTTTCCGAGATTTCTTATTTTATAATTTTTAAAATGAGCATTTCCATCGAAGAGGCATATTTTGTCTCCTTGATATTCAACAGCTTCTTCCAGGTCAGTAAAGATGATGACTTTATCTGAATAGAGAGGCGTTTCATCTTTACTGATATATTTATTTTTGTATAAT